TGAGGGAAATTGATTGGGCTTTAAATCCAGATGTTTCTATAGATGCATTAGATATTTAAATAAATTACCGTACTATTATCTTTAAATTAATATATTAATAATAAAAGCGATTTGATAAATGAGCTAGCTATTAACACAAATCTGGAGTCTTTTCATCTTCAGATGAAGAGGACGAAGATGAAGTATCGCTTGTCGCACGACTAGCGAGCAATCTTATTCTTTTGTGACGAGCCGTCACCTCCTTGAGCGTTTCTCTTGCCTGCGATGAAGTTGTAATCTTCGTCTTTTTCTTGCCACAGTCTAGCACATTCGTCTTGCGCGTTGTAGATTGCTTCGAGGGTGCCTTCGCACATGCGGCTTGTCGATCTTGCTTCTTTGGAAGTGGCGATTGAATCCGTACACGCGGAACAGAGCGCTTCTTCGTTGGTACAACGATCAAGGGCAAGTCCTCCTCCGTGGCAGAATCCTCGGCAATGAATGAGTTCTCGCTTTCCGAGCTGTCCACACTGCGTTGGCTCTCCGAATGAAGGGAGTCGCCATCCTCCGGTTCGCTGTCTCCCGAGACTTCCTGGATAGACCCCATACTCGACGCATCGCTGGAATAGTCCGTTTCGTCTAGAATCGGGCGCAGGACAGCGGGCAAAGTCGGGGAAAGGGTCGAAGGAAGGCGGGCTGTCTGCCCATTTGGTTGCTGCAACAAGCTGTTCGTTTGAGTCCTGACGACCACAGGTTTTACACGGGTTTGCTGTCCAACTGAGTTCCCCCAGTCGTTTCGTATCATCACAAACGGGGGGAGAAGGGCATACTGATTCAGGGTATCTAAATTTGGAAAATGAATCACCTGAGTTATCCGCCGAGTCAGTTGAGCTAGTTCCTCCGCTTTCATCCAGTCCAAATGTTGGAATGTCTCCAAAGGCGGCAGGGGCGTCGTAATAAAAATCCTCTCGGGTGCAAAGTTCATGGAGTATCCTTTGCCTTCCACTGTCACTGGATACCTGTCTAAGAGCCTCAAGAGCAACGAGAATGGCAGCTCTTTGGACGGACGGAAATCGTCGAAAAGAACAGTCTTCTGATTCGCATATCCGTCGAACCACTTTGAGGTCCCGTCCTTTACAAACAAATCGGATCTGTCCACGGTTCTCATGACCCAACGACTCTTCCCTGTCCCAGTTGGCCCATGAACCCAGTAAACTTCCGTTTTCCAGTCCCTCGGAGGCGCTATTAGTGCCACCGCTTTTTGCATGCCCGGCGCGAACTTTAAGAAAGAAGCAGGATGAGCATCAAATAGTTCAGACATGTTAAAGCCAGCTTTAATAGAGTCGCCAACAAGGGCTAAATCAGAACGTGCTCCCTTACCTTTGGGCCGAACCCCGAATTCTGTCACATCGATATTGTCTTTCATACAATAGTTGATACATTCCTCTGTGTTTGAGTCAGCTTTCTTCCATGCAATGGTTGAATTGAAACCAAACCAAGTAGTAAATTTAGAACGTAAATTTGCGAGTGATTGATCATTCTTGAAAACGAAGAAACATTGTAAATGTTGAGTCGCAGTGGTTGGACAAAGCTCCGATCCGTGTACGAAGTATTTGCAGTGCTTGATAAAATCAGGAAGTTCAGAAATTCTTGTTAGCGCATCCGAAAAGTTTGGATCGATCATTCCGGGATGATGTGTAACATCATTTGGATGATAAACAACACCCATCCAGTTTCTAGACCTTGAATCTCTTTGAGCCATTTAGAAGAAATGAATTGACGAAAATTATGAAATGCTCTAGAAGAAATGAAAACGAAAAGCCGTTGAATTTTGTTTTTTTCTGTGACCCCCTTGGTTCAACGGAACTTTTTTACCGTTACTTTTGCGCGGAACCAAATTTTGGTTACCCGTCACCAAATTTTGGTCAACTTTTACCAAATTTTGGTTAATTTCCACGAAATTTTTGCGTTTGACGATATACGTAATTAGGGCGTATAATAGCGTAGATAACCCTGAGCTAACCCTAGATCCCCCGGGGACCCGGCCGAAGGCTGGGCGGGGGTGAATAGGGTTAGCGAAAGGGTTATCGTAGCGCCCGTTAGTTTATGTTAGTTAGGGTCATGCGGTTAGATATTTAAATCATATTATATATATTAGAGGGTGAGACGACTCCTTTGGGTCCCAGTATGGGGGAGGAGTATTTGTTTTTAAGTATTAAAAAGATGCATTTTTTTCGCAGAAAAAAAAAGAGGTGGTGTCAAGGTATTTACACCACCTCTGCTCCCGCTCTTCAGCTCTGAGATTTTCTTTAGACTATCTCAGACGGGGAGGTTAGTGCTGTAGCATGCCCTAGGCCTGCGGAAGACGCAGTGAACAGTGAGCCGACTGAGTGGGAGCTTAAGGGGGGTCGGGGGCGCGTTCCCCCGTCAAGGCCGCAGGCCTGAATAAAACCAGGGCGAGTGAAAAGTAGCTATTTAAGATGTCGAGCGTAGCGAAGATAGCTAGTTTTGCGTTACGAGTGAAGAGAGTATAAAGTAAAAACGTTAAATAGATACAACGAGCTATAATCTAAGGTACTACAATAATTCCTGATTTGTTTACCCAGATAGGTGCTTCAGAAGAGCTAATGTTATTAGCTTTGTAAGAGAATCCGGAATTGTATTCGCAGCATTCGATTGACAATTGTTCTCTTGTTGCTCCTACATTTTCATAAGGAAGTGTAATGCTTACGACGTTGTTGACGCCGTTAGTAGCAATTTGGATCGAAATGTGGCAAATTGCGATCCATCCAATAGTTGGCGAAACGGTAGCGCCAACAAGTTGGGTTCTGGTATACATTTGTCCTTGAGGACTATCTCCCGTGGTTGTTCCAGGACCGTAAAGGTCTGCGACAAATTGAATGTTTCCAGAAACAACAGCGAAAGGGTCCAGAATAGGGTTAGCACAAGCGATGTAGTCTGCTGCAACCATAACTTTCAAGAAACCTGCGAAGTATGCAGGGAAAGTTAAACTTAGCACATTGATTGTAGCCGTAGGCGCAGCTAAGATGCCAATGTTGTTTTGTTGCCCCTTGAGTGTATTACTTCCTAAAGGGTTTGCATTTGTTTCGGATCCAGAAGGAAAGGATAGAAAAATATCCTTTGAAATTGCTAAGCCCTTGCCAGTGAAGAATTTTGGTTTTCTCAGTGTCACTGAATAAGAAACCCACAATTCTCCTAGAGATTGGTTTGACAAGTTTGCAGTGCAATTTGCAACTGCTATTTGGAAAAGACCATGATCGTATGTCTTTAAATCCTGGTTGGAAACAACTGGATTTACTCTGACATACTCGCCATGCGATCCAGACAGTAGGGCTGGATTGCATTCCACACCGTGTTGTAAACTCTCGGTTAGGCGAGAAGAGTTTGCTTTGTCGTACTGCATCATGGTGAATTTTTCAGCAAATGGTGCAGCAGCCGCATTGTAATTAGTAGCCATTATTACAGTTCCAACTTGGCCGTTTGTTTGATTGCCGCTTTCGGTTGTAGTGCTTTTGAACGTGAAAATAAGCTGATTCATTGTATATTCGTCGTAGTTTGCTGCGATTTGCGATAACCACGGGAAAGTCCTTTCTAGGCCGGGGTTAATAGCAAATGATTGCAACGAAAATGGTTCGGCTGTTGAAGGGCTAGTTAGAGCAGGCCCGTAAATTTCAGAAACGTATTCACGTTTTGTAATTACAACACCCTGATCTGAATCATGGGCAAACAACGGGACAACGTCCATGGTTGATTTGCTAGAAGCAATAAGTCCATTTGTTTCTGGGCCCATATATTCACCAGTTCCAGTGTATAACCCACTACCTACGATACCAGCCATACCTGCTGGAGTCATTGAGTTAGCGAATTCCATTTCTTTTAGAGCAGCACCAGCTGTGACATCGTAAAGATCAGAACCAAATTTCTTCCGTTTGAGCAGGCCGCCAACAGTCCCAGCTGCCTGTCTCATCCAGTTTTTGCCGTATTTTCCTCGTCCAGTGTACATGTTTTTAAAAATAATGATTTTAACATTATTTTAAAGATGTCTCGCTTAATTTTCCCGCAAGGCCCTCGTCCCCCCCCACCGCAATACGCAACCGTCAGATGTCGTGTGCGCGTTGTCGAAATTACGCATGTGTCAGGGCGTGATGTTGATCTTAGCAATTTCACGGGTTCGAGGGCCGAAGAATATTTTTTTAATGCAATGCGTCATGGCTTGTCACATTATGCTGGAATGCAATTCCCACAATATAATTTGTGGGATAGTATGATCGAGCCTGATAGAATATTTCGTTTTGTAACTTTACCTTCTTTGTTACCGTCTAGGCCCCTTTATGATGGGGCAATTGGAGGCGAATATATGGACGTCAAGACTTATTTTGGCGTTCGAGAGCCTTATATTAACATGATTTTAGAAATCGAAAGGAAACCTGCACAGCTATGTCGTTGGTTTTATGTTGTTTACCGACGAAAGGAAGCTGAGGGACAGCAAACTGGCATTGTTTATATTTTAAAATGTGTTAGAGTTGATTGATTAAATAAATAAATCATTATTTTAAATTTTAAATGGCATATTTTCGTAGAAAATACAAACGTTCTTATCGTAAAAGTTATGGGCGGAAACGCAGTTTCCGTAGTAACTATCGCCGGAGGTATTCTTCTGGAAGAAGATATACGAAAAGATCTAGCTACTCTACAGGAAGGAAATTATATGCCTTGTATGGAAAGATGGGCTTTCGTCCCCGTTATAAACCAGCGAGGTACACCGTTGTTAAGGCAAAAGCCAGAAAGCCGTACGCTAAGTCTGGGAAGAGTTCTTTAGCGGCCGCTAAAAAGTCTGCCAAGAGTAAGGTAGCGAAGGCTGTTATTGCCAAGATTAAGAAGATTCCCCTTGCTTCTATTAGCCCAGAAAGAGCCAGAGATTTAGCTGCTTTAGTCGATCACATTGAAATGGTTGACGCCGCAGGCGAAGGTTTGATGTCAGTCGACTAAATAGTAAGTTTTAACTTGTATTTTATAGCTTCTAATTTTGCCTCATTAGCTAGGCGTGGCGATATAGCGTTGAGGGAAATTGATTGGGCTTTAAATCCAGATGTTTCTATAGATGCATTAGATAT